TAGCACCATTTTTTAGCTGTAGCCCTGCATTTGCTATGGGTGTTGTAAGAGTAGGTGTAGTGAGGGTCTTGTTGGTAAGGGTGTCAGTCGTCGTCTTGCCAACTAATGTGTCTGTAGTAGCTGGCAGTGTCAGTGTAATATTGCCGCTAAACGCGCTGTGGGCAGGAGCTAGTATCCTTGCATAGTGAGCATTGGAAGACTCGCAATAGAAGTCTATGTAAGACTGCGCCCCACCATTTTTTATAGAAATTGCACCTTGAGAAATAGCAACGCCATTAGTTGAGCCGCCAGCCACTTCAACATTCCCAGAGGCAGTCAGTGCCGCAACGGTTGTCGTGCCAGTAAGATCAAGGTCAACGAGAGCGTCAACCATCGCCCCGCCCGACCCTGCGCCGTCACTGTAAATTGCTTTGGTCTGACCGGTGGGGATGGTGACCGTGGCACCACTACCTTGCTTGATGATGATGCTTTGTGAACCGCTGGTGGCATTCTCGATGAACCACAACTTACTGACCGTATTCGGCCCTATCGTGATCGTGCAGGTGCTGTCGAGGGTGCCCGTATATTTTAAGAAAAGAGAGCGGCCCGGATCGGTAGAACCATCAGCAATGGTCGTGGTGTGGGTGTCCGCATTGGTCGTTATGGCCTCTGTGCCAAAGCTAAATGCCTCTGCAACCAACTCCAGGTTGGTGTTTGTGGTTGTGCCCCAAGTCCCGGAGCCTTCCCCGGTGGCTAATTCTGAGAGCCTAAGGTCGTTGACGTAAGTTACCATTTGATCACCTTGTGTGCGGCATCACGGCCTGCTTTAATTTGTTCATACCCCACGAACTGGCTCACCTACCGATAACCGAGTAATTCGCAGATTGCGTTGTGCTAATTGGATTGTAAGACGGCGTTTGGTTTGTGTCTATCTCACCCCATACCAGAATATTACCGACGCTTGCAACCACTGAAACGCCAACGGGGTTAACACCCGCGCCAGCAGAAACGCTTACGCTGCCCACAGCAGAGCTTATCTGCTGACCCGTTAGAGGTACCGTGTTCTCCGTCCTTTGAACGACTTGACCAACCGCTGAAGTGATCGATTGGCCCGTGAGCGTGACATTGGCCTTCGCGTTAAACGTCAAAGCGCCAACGGCTGAAGTAATCGACTGGCCTGTCGGCTGTACGATTGCGCCACTTTGTACTGTTAGAACCGAGCCAACGGCGGACGTTATCTGGACATCAACGGTGACCAGACTGTTCCAAGCACCCTGACCCCATGTGCTTCGACCCCAGCCAGAGTCAAACGCTTGACCAGTGACCGAAACAACTGTGCCTGCGACTGCTGTCGGAGCGCCAACTGCTGCGGTTATTGCTTGCCCAGTCGGGGTAAGCTGAATGGATTCATGGACTGTGACCGAGCCAACAGCCGAAGTAATCGCAACGCCGTTGACGGTTACATTTTTTTGCAGGTCTACCGTTACAGCGCCCACAGAGGCAGTCGCCTGCTGGCCCGTAGGCGTCACATTTTGGAAAAAAGGACTACCCCAGCCGCCTTGACCCCATGTTCCGCGACCCCAGCCTTCCTGCGACATCAGTCAGACATCTTGGCTTTAGCGTCTTTCAGGCGCTGAACCGCTGTTCGCATGATGTCTCGAACAGCATTCGTCATGAAATCTGTCGCAAGCGAAGCTTCCATCGTATCGATGGCCTCTTCAATATCTTCTAAAGCCGTCATAATGACCTCCGTTGAGGTCATCATATTATCGGCTATGCGGCGTCAGGAACACCCTGAAATTTTCGCTTCAAGATTCGCTGCACCTTGGAGTGCGTGAGCGGCGGTATGTTGTGCATACTGTTGACCTGTTTGGCTATCTTGCGAGCACCAAAGCCACGCTTATTAAGCTTATAGATCGACCTAAGTACCGCCTGCTCTTCTGGCACCTCTTCGAGATACTGTCGCGTTTTGCTACCAGTCTTGACCTCTTTGTGGCGGTAGCCGTAGGGCGCAGATCCGCCAATGGCGTAGCCGCGAGAAGCCCAGTCGAGTTTGCCTGCGGCAAAGCGATCCTTGATGGTCGCGTGTTCGATCTCGGCAACCGCTGATAGCACCATCAGCATGATCTGGTTAGCCATCGAGTTCATATCGAACTTCGCATCTAAGCCCTTAGACTTAGCGGAATCTGGATAGACAATCGGCATCTCGCCAAACTGTTCGCAGAAGTACAGGGTAATCCCAATGTCTTGCAGCACAGGAATCAGGCCCAACAGGTCAGAGCTAGAGCGGCTCAATCGGTCAAGCCGAGTGCAGATCACCACGTCATGCTCATCGATCACGTCGGTCATCTTGCGACTGGCGGGTCGATCTAGCACAGCATGGGTGCCAGAGATGCCCTCGTCCGCAAAGAACTCAGTCACCTCACGGTTGTACTTCTCGCGCACAAACTCGCTGATCTGCTGCTTCTGCGTCTCCAGTGAGATGCCAGACTTGACCTGCTCGTCTGTGGATACGCGGACGTATCCGTAGATATTGTTGATTTGCTTGAGTGGGTTGCCGCTCACTTCACACCGCCTTTGTAGCCATAGTCGGCCATCTCTTGATGCAGTCGCTGCCAGTTTATGTCCAGCGGCATGTTATCGGCACTGCGGTCAGCGAACATCACCTGACCGTCTTTGACCAACTCCACGCCATACACTGCCTTGGGCATCCCATCGTACACGATGTCGATGTTGTGCTTGAGGCAGGTGCGGCGGACTCGGTTGTAAAAAACTTTCTTTGCTTGGGCGCTCACGCTGCGCCCTCCTGCAAAAAATCCGCATACAGCTTCTTGCCATCTTCGGTGTCAGCAAGCTTGCGAGCCATGTCCGCGACATAGTCGCCAAGCTCTTTGATTTGCAACGCCTTGTCAGCAAATGCAGACAGCGTCTCTTCGGTTGCAGCAGCACCCTTACGAAACAATGCTGGCAGCATCATAGATTCTGCGGCGGTGAGCACATGCAGACGAGCAAACTTGTGGCAGTCTGCATGTAGCAATTGTTCTTCAACGGTCATTTCTCTGTCGGTCATCACGTTTCTCCTGTAAGTGAAATTGCATCTTAATGACATCCGTGTCGGTGTGCAACACTTTATTTGAATAAATTCTTTTGTGCAGGTGTTTGCATATCGGCACGGCATGTGTTAAGCTGTTGGAAACCAACAACGGAGAACGTGATGAGTTCCGAAATTAAAAAACCGACTTTGGCGATTGCTAAAAGACTGTTCAAGCGTCGTAACCCCGATGTCAAATTTTCTGCCGCTTGGGAAATCAAGCCGATGTGGTCGCGTGGTCAATACTTTTCGAGCGTCAGGTTCGAGGCCGAAGGTTACAGGCCCAAGGTAATGCGCTTTTACAGCGACCAGAGCGGACTAGCAATTTTTTAAGGAGAACGTGATGAGTTCCGAAATCAAATCAAAGCGCGGCCCTAACGTGACACCCGACGAGCACAAGCTGGTCGTTAAGTTTGCCAAGCAGTGCCTGCGGGAAATCTGCAAGAAACAATACGAGGTTCAAATCGGAGTCACATACCCGAAGGTTCAACCTTTGACCTACGCAGACGCCCTCAAGCGATTGCAAGTCGAAACCAAGTATCGCAACCAACGCAGTTACGGTGGTGCCAAAGGCATTTCTATCGATGTGCGGCACTTGCGAGGAAGCCTTACCTCTTTTCACGAATACAAGTCGTTTGCCGATGATCCTGTGATTGGCAGTATCACCAACTGTGCAGACTCTGAGCTGTTGCTCAAGTGCTTGGTCGCGCATGAGATAGCGCACCACATTCAGAGACGGTACGGCCCGTTCACTCGTTATCTCAAAAAGACCTGTGACAAGCCACACGGCGAAGCGTTCAAAACGATCTATCGTGAGCTTAGGCGCACGTTGGTCAACCCCTACATCGAGCCAGTTCAGGAGGTGGCGTGATGGAGGGCGATTTATACCAGCACGTCATGTACGCCCTTAGAAAGCCTGAGAAGCGCATTCTGGGGGCGCACAAGCCAGAGAGACCAGACGCTGGCAGACTGCTAAACGAATTGCTAGGCGGGATGCTCAAGACCGCTCGCAAGTTTGACATCGATGATGCTCTGATGGACGAGGTGTTCAAGCAGAGTAGCTGGGCCGAGTTGACTCAGAACGAGGGCAACCTGCCAGTTAAATTGATGACTCGCAACATAGTCGAGGCGCAGAGTGAACTGCGACTGCCCTTCAAGCATTGTTGGCTGGAGTTCAGTGGGACTAAATTCAACGAGCATATGGAATCTCTTGGCTGGGCTGGGGGATATGTCGGCACTAAACGTGATGACGAGAGCAAACTTTATCGATTCGAGCGAGTCGGGGTGCTACTGACAGAGCTGCATGACGGACAGATAGACGCTTACTGCTTCCATAACATCGCAGAAATCAATGAGATCTATATGTCGATGCTGGCTCGAAGCTTTAAAACAAAGGGGCGCAGACCGCCAGAAAACCTAGACATATACAACCATATGTCTGTCCTCATGTATGGCATGGACTTCCAAGGGGAGTCATACACCGAAGCTTATGATGGCTACCTAGATATGCTTCGATCCACAGGCTGCATTCACATGCAAGAGATATTTGGCGAGGAGTACACCAAACGATGCTTTGAGGAATTTAAAGAAGCTTGGGTGCCGTACCTGATACGACTGTCTTGGGAGACTCTGCGTGTCCTGAACTACCCTTGGATAGCGAAAGAGCAAACGCGATTCGAGAAGTCAAAGAAAGGGCGCAGCCCCAAGGTCACGCCCCGCGATTCCTACTATCGATGCAAGATCAAACTGCCCAAGCCCGATGGCGTGGAGACTCGACAGTTAGAGCCACGCGATGAGGCATACGGCAAGCGTCTGCACCAAGTGCGTGGGCACTGGCGCGTATATCGTGACGAACACGGCGATTTCGTAAAGCGCACATGGATCAGGGAGCACAGGCGCGGCGATGCCAAACTAGGCGTGGTTCTGAAAGACTATGTACTGACTGGAGAAGGTAAATCTTGCGCCCAAACTAACAGCAACGTATCTGACGAGCTGAGCAAAAACTCAATAAACAGGAGAAAGTGATGACCCTACTTAAAACTCAATACCTTCAGCTCACTAACGAAGAGATCGAAATGCTGTCTACGCTTTTGCGTAGCAGCGCCGACGATCCTCGCGTCAACGGGCTGATCGGAACCTGCTTCTGGTTCAAGTGCTACAACAAAGACGAAGAAGCCGAGATGAAGGCGCGGTGGA